TGAGGTATAACAGCATCAGTAGTTGCTACTACAACTAAATCATCTACTTTATAACTATCTTTCTTAATAATACAATTCCATCCACCAATAACACCTAACTCAATGTTATCAGCACCTTCAATAGGCTTAATCTCGTTTATACGAGCTACAAAACATACACTATTTTGATTTTCCATAATTTTTTATTTACTCAAATATTTCTTGACAATTACTAATATCAAACACTCTACTACTTCCATCAGGTGAACTTAAAACTAATTCAAGATAAGTGCTATAATAGCCATTATTATAACCATAACCTGGAATAGGTACTGGGAAACCATTTGTAGGAATTAAACGAATACCATAACCATCCACAGCTTCAAAGAAATTATCGTTTGATAAATCAAAATCAAGTCCTTCAAAATCATCTATACTAATATGTTCAAAGTCCAAATAATGTGACTCACAACAATCACTCTCATGGTTTGAATATAAACGAGTTCCGTCTTCAAACACTAATTCTCCTGATACTTCTATTACTCTCATAACTTTATTTTTATTATACTATAAATATAACATTATTATTCTGAGGAGCCAAGCTTTTTATAACAATGATCATAAGCTTTATCAAACTCAGCATCACATTGTTCCTTCAGTTCAGGTGATAGAGTATCATAAACATTTTCATACCACCAATCATTCATTAGGTAAGCATGTTTTAAATCTTGTAAGTATGTTTGACAGTAACTACCATCAGGATGTTGCTGACAATGTACTGCTGAACAGCAACCATCTTCTCCACATCCCTCACATATAGGACAATAAGGTGAATATTCTTCGCTCATAATTTTATTTCAAATCTATTTTTCATTTGTTCTAATTTGTCTACAGGTACATTATGTTCATTGATTCCTGAATGGCGATTCTCCATTATAATAGAATGAACTCTATAATCATATTGTTCAGCTAATTTATAATACGCATCCATTTCCCATTCTTGAGTAAATGTATTTGAAACACAAATATTATAACCCATTTTCATCCAGTTTTCAGTTTTTTCCTGACACCATTCATGTGCTTGCTTAAGTTTAGAGGCATCAAATTTATATTCTCCATCTTGCATAAAAAACATATCTGCTTCAATATGTTGGTTACAAATACGTTTTGCTAATGTACTTTTACCTGAACCTAGTTAAGGAAGCCCTCTAAGAAGTATTAATACTCCTCCAAGGGCTTCATTTTTATTTTTTAATTTTTCCATGTTGTAAATATACGATTTTATTTTTGTGTTTCCAAAGAAATTTTAATTTTCTTTATATTTCCATTTATAACCACCAGCGGTGTTTTGTCTATTTTTTAATACATTCCCAATACTATCTCTTCTTACATTTGTATTTAATTGAGCTTCAGTAGCTGATTTGAATTCATTTATAATATTATTTTGTAAATCTAATTGTAATATTGGTCTTAAATCTTTAATATTAGGTTTTCCTATTTTATTTTTACTTATATTTTGTTTAGACTCATTCGATCGTTTCCATCCTTTTTTACTACCTCCTGTGTGGTTTAATTTACCTTTCATCCCACTATTTTCACTACATTTCTTTTTCTGTTCCTCAGTGTATTTAGTACCTTTCAATTTATTACTAATTTTAGCTTTAGACTCATCAGTATGACGTTTTTTTCCAAGTTGTGCTTTACTTAATTTATCTTTTGCTTCATCAGTCCATAAACCTTGTTTTCCTAATTCTCTTAAATTTAAACCAACTAACGGATTAATACAATCATATTTTAACCCCCAATAAATTTCTCGTTCATTTAGTTGCTCAATAGAACATTCTTCAATAATTTCAAAGCTATGATTCTCAGGACTATATTTTTTAAGTGAATTAAATAATTTATTTTGATGGTCTCGTTTATTATAGCTTTCACTTATATAATATTTCCATCTTTTTTCTATATTAACACTTTGTCCGATGTATATTTTACCTTTTGGATTTGTTATTTTGTAAATTCCTATACTCATAATATTGTTTTATTATAAATATACGAAAATTAAGGGTCATGGTAATCCTCTTAAAATTATTAATACTTTACTCATATTAGTCTCTTTCCCTTCCGCCTGCATTAAATGGACCTGATAATTCGTCTTCATCGTTATTATTATCTTTTACATAAAGATAAATTATTAAGTATACTGCTGCTAAAGAAATCAATCCCACAAATGTTACTATTACTTTTGGAAATAAAAACCCAATGTAAATAAATAATACCATTGCTGTTAATATTCCTATTGTTTTTAAATGTGCTTTCATTTTTTATTTTCTTTTACTATTTCAATTAATTTAACCTTTTAACATGATGGTCACGAGGAAGGCAAAGTTTATCAATAGGTTGGTTTTTAAGCAATGATAATACCTCATCTAATGAAATAGGCTCTAAACCATTACCATCTACACCCACATCAAGACTCCTTCCATTTCCAATCCTTTGATGTTTTGGAAGGTGTACATGACCGTGAGCATGTATTACTCCATTATTCATTCCATCCCAAGACGCAATTGGAAAGTGCATACAAATAAATCTATATTTGTCCATTTGTCCTTTACCTTTTATTGATGGTCGACGTAGATCTAAGTTAATATAATGGTTTACTGACGTAAATAAACGTTGTATATTGTCTTTATTACGATCAATATGTTCATCATGATTACCGAGTACCAAATGAATGTTCTTACATACTATACGGTTTCTGAATTCTTCAATATTTTCAAACCCACCAAATGACCAGTCACCTAAATGAAATAAAATATCATTTTCACCTACTCTTTGATTAATCCAAAATACTAATTCATCATTCATTCTATCTAATGAACTGAATTTACGAGTCATATTTTCGGCTCCAACCCATTTTGTAGTACCACTACAAATATTAGAGTGACCATAATGAGTATCACTAGTAAAAAATAATCTTTGTCCTTTTTCTAATACGATTTTCATAACTTTTATTTATCTAAATATACGAAAAAAGGCCTACCGAAGCAAGCCTTTTCTCATAAATGTTTTTTAATTTTACTTTAGTCGGTTTCTAATTTCTTCTAGGGTAGTTGTATTTTTAAAATAACCGTTGTTATAAATAACTTTCAATTCACCGCTTTCTTCTGTACTCCAATTACAATGATCATGTAATTCATAACTACCAGTGTTTTCATCTTTAAACACAGCTAATAAACCAGTTGCAGACTTTTTAGTACCGTCATCTGTAATAGGGTCTTTAAAGATTTCTCTACCTTTAGTAATCTTATCAGCTTCTTCCCAAGGTAAGTGATTGTGGTATTCACACTTTTCTTTAACCTCTACATAAGTTGCTTTCATTGCGAAACCAAATGTATCTCTAGTGTTATATTGATAAGTAAATGAACCAACTCCCAATACAATATTAGTTGAAGCAAATCCTTTAGCTTCTAAGCGCTTACAAATTTCTTCTGCTCTATCAATTGTGATTGAATCACCATAAATAGCTCCAATGTGACTATCAAGAACTTTGTAACCTTGTTCATTGACTATTCCACCAAATGCATCCCAAAGCAACTCAATTACTCCTTTTGTTGCAGGTGTAACTTCTACTTCTTTTACTGTGAAGTTAATTTCTTCAACAAAGTAATATTGCTTATCATATCTGTTCCAATCAACATCAGCTACTAAGTTATAATATGTTTTACCTACTTTTACAGTTCTGGTTTCACCAATTGTGAATTCACGTTCACCATGAACTTGATTATCTGCCAAATCATCTTGAAAATCTTCCTCTGCATCTCCTAAACATTCATACTCTTTGATGTTGAAGCCACAAATGATATCAACTGGATCTCCTGAATCAGGACGAATAACTACTTTACCATCTCTTGCAAGAATCTCTTCTTTCAAAGTAACCACATGCTCAGTACATACTTTCCATAAATCCCAAGTATCAGATACAACCGATAAAACACCCGTAGGATAAGTTTTTAACAATCTACGGAATGTTTCTACTTCATCTTCTTTACCACCTGCACACATTACACTATGTTCGGTAGCATTTACACTACCACAAACCATATCTGTAGCACCATAATACTTTCTAGCACCATGAATAGTTGGTAATGAATCTGATCCTAAGAATGAAGTCAAGTGACCTAAACCTGAACTGATAACCGCATCAATTGAGTCCATACCTCTCATTGAAAAGTCATGACCTTGCCAATCAATAAACCAAGACCTTTCAGCATCTGTTTTCTCCATCCATTTAGTCAATACTTTACGATACTGATTAGAGATAGTAGCAGATGTCATTGGTTTCCACAACAAGTTAGACAAGATAGTTTCAAGGTAATTTGTAATCCAGTAAAAATCTGGATGTGTATTGTAGATGGTCAATACAGGAACTTTCATTGGTACTTTAGTTCCTTCAGGCAATGATTTAACACAAATAGGCAAATAACCCAAATCATGCAATGCTTCAAAATGTGAAACATCATAATCGGTTCCCAGATACATAGACAACTCACATTTCATTTCACCACATACTACATCTTTAGGTCTACTAAAGAAATCGTTTTGAAACGCCTCATGTAATTGTTGCATTACCATTTGTGTTCCAAATACAACTACTTCATTACATCCTTTAGGAGCGTATTTATTTGAACGTGGTGTAAAATTTGAATAAACCAACGTAGTTCCCTTTGGGTATTGTTGGTGGTGGCCTGTTTTGTAACCGTCTGTTAATAATAATGGATTCATAACTTATTTCTATGATGTGAATATACGAATAATTTCTTAAAAAGCCAAATTTTTTTAAAATATATTAATTTGCGTTACTAAGTTTGGTTTTGTTTTACTAGCTCCTCTGCTATTAGAAGTACCTTCTGTGTCAGATTTAATATCTTCATAAGAATTAGTACAAAATATACCTTCAAACCACTTATCAAGTTCATAAAACCCACCACTAAAAATACCATGAGTTACAACTAAATAAATTTTAGCAGTTGGTCTACTTTCTTTCATTACTTTAGCTAATTCAATGAATGTTCTTCCACCATCACAAATATCATCAATAATAATATATTTAAGGTCTTTATGTTGGTCTAATGTAGGAACCTCAGTTCTAAGAATAGCACCAGTTTTTAGATCTCTAACTTTACTAGCAGTAATAATATTCTCAATTTCAAATGTTTTAGCTACATCAAATATTTTCTTATATGCTCCAGCATCCGGACTTACTAAACACACTCTATATTGAGCACCGTCTTTATTATCAATTTTAGTTAAAGCTTGTCTAACTAAATATAAATTTGAATGTTTAACAAAATTATTTAAACATGCCTCTAATATATCTGAATGTGGATCTAATACTTCAACAGAATCAAACTCTAATGAGTTGATAATAGGACAAATAACTTCTTTTAAGTAATTTACTCCACCGTCTATAAACTTTCTATCTGAACGTGAACCTAAGAAATAAGGTACATAAAGTGAAATTGGTTTATCTGTCATGTTTCGAAGTGCTTTGGTAGCACAAATTAAAATTTCTAAATCAGAAAATGAATTTAACCTGGTTTCAATTCTAATATTTCTTTCAATTCTAACATTTCCAGTAACCCAACCTGAAGCTGTTATTATATCAACTGATTGTTGTCCATCAGGAAACTTATTAATTTTGTATTTAATATCTGATTTTTCTTGGTTTACTAAATTTAAATGTATCATAACTTATTTCTTTATATTAATATAATAATAATTTTTTAGTGAGCCAAACTAGTCCCACCACCCCTCAATTCTCTCTTCCATAATTTTAAATAACAACTTACGAGCTTTTAAATGACGCTCAATCCCTATAGCTAAAGATATTCCCCTATTTGTTTGTAAGTATGTTTCATATTTCTCAGATGATAATACTTTTTCTTTTATTCTTGGATATTGATTAATATATTCCTCTAAATTATCTTTAATTGTATCAAATTTAAGTATACCATCCTCTCCAATTCTCATTTCCTCAATTAAATATTTTTCATCAAAATACTCCATTCTGTAATAATCATCTTGGATTCGTTTAATTAGTTTTTCACAAATTCTAATATATTTAACTTCATCCTCCCAACCAACAAAACGTCGCTGTTTTTCAAAATAATCAGCTGTGTTTTTAAGTTTGAATTTTAATGCCTCAAAAATATAATGATCATCCCAGTCTCTATCTCTCCAAATAATAGGAAACCATTTCCAAAGGTTTTTAATACCTTTAATTACATCTCTATGAAAATGTTTTGCTTCCCATTTCCACCATCTATAAACTTTCCAATACCAATTATTATATTTTTTTTCCATAATCCTCCCAATTTGAATAAGTCAAACCATATTGTAAATTAAACCATATCATTTCTCTCTCTGCTGCCTTAGCATACATTTTAAGTTCTTTCATAAGGTATTTTTTACCCCATTTCTTAAATTCTTCTGCTTGTTGAACAGTCATTGAGTATTCCTGAAACCATTTTTCTTTACCTAAGATATCATCATAGGTAACATTATGACCAGCAATAATAAACATTTGATTGATTAAATCAACAACTGCTTTTTCTTGTTTTTGTTCTCTTGATAATCTTTTAGTCATAACTTATTTATATTTACCTATTACTATAATTACATTATCATTTAATAATCTATAATCAAATTTATTTTTACGTAAAGCAGTTTCAGCTAATACTCTCATTTTTTGACTATTACCTGTAATAATTTTACCTGTAAATGCTGGTACTCGATAATCCCATAACACAGACCATTCCTCAACCACCATCATAACATCTTCATGTTTAACACCATGTAAATCTAAATCAGGTACTTTAGTCATTATCTAAAAAAATTAAAAATATCCTTAACCATTAAAACAACACTCGCTATCCCTATTATAAACAAAGTAATAGCAAAACTAATCCATAATGGAGAACAAACCCACCACCAAGACCAAGTAGCAACAACTCCAAGTCCTGCTAATTTAAGTGTTAAAAAAATCAAAAATAAAATAGTACCTAAATTTAAACTAACAGAACTTTTATTATCTTTTCCCATAATGTAAATATAACATCTTGAATCTAGAGGGCCAAACTTATTTCCAATATCCCTTATCTTGATAAAAATATTCTATATTGTTTTTATTTAACCAATTGTTAAATAATAATTTCACCATGCTCCAATAACCATAACGTTTAAAACGTCTATTATCTTGAGTCATTAAATTTGGAACTAATTTAAATTTATCAGGAGATATTTTTCTACTTAATAACCAATCTTCACTTTGTGTAGCATGTTCATCATATCCACCTAATGCGTTAAATGAATGTCTATTAACTATTGTAAAACCTCCTATGGCGAACGGTTCAGTTTTAGATAAAAACCATGTTATATGTTTATTTAAATTAAACATAATATTTGCTCTAATATCATATTCACCTTTATAAACAGGGGTTGTACTTAACATTTCATATCCTCCATTTATTATTTTATCTAAAGCTATTTTTATAACTTTTCCATGAGTGAAAGTAACATCAGCGTCTAAAAATAAAACGTAAGGTGTAGTAGCTAATTTAGCTCCAGCGTTCCTTCCAACAGCTGGTAATCCACCATCAATAATTTCTAAATTTAATCCTAATTCGAAAGAATTTGCTTGAATTATTGATCTAGTACTATCTGTTGATTTATCATCTGCTATAATAATTTTCACCCCTTTAATTTTTGATTGGGATGCTATAGCATATAATGTTTGAGCAATATATTTTTCCTCATTATAAGTAGGAATAACAATTGTTAAGAGTTTAAGCATAAATTAAATTTATTATTTTCTAAAATTATATAAGAACAGTTTTCAACCCAATCCCCACAGTTTAAATAATCAACTTCATCAATAATTTTATAATCAGGATTATGAATATGACCACAAACTACTGTATGGCAATTCCTTTTTTTAGCTTGTCTAACCATTTCATTTTCAAAATCAACCATAAATGAAACCGCTGCTTTAACATTATCTTTTAAATATTTAGACAAACTAGTCTGTTTATTAAAACGTTTTAAAAATCTATCAATTACAATAGCTAAATCATAACCAATTGAACCTAACATACCCAACCAACGTATTTTTACAATACCATCATATTTGTCTCCATGACAATACCAAACACCATCCTCAATAAACTCATCCACCACCTTAATATTACCTATTTCAACTGGAGTATATTTTCTTAAAAATTCATCATGGTTACCTGAAATCCAAATAATTTCTTTATTTTTAGATAATTTTAATAAACGTCTAATTACTTTTGTATGTTGGTAAGAGAATTTTTTATATTTTTTAAATAACCAACCATCAATTATATCTCCTACTAAAATATAACGATCATAACTTTCATTTTTTAATAATTCTAAAATAGAATCTGTTTGACAACCCTTAGACCCTATATGAAGATCAGAAATGATTAATGTTTTCATCTGTTTATAAATAACTTATCAAAATATAACTTTTATTACTATAGTATTACTAAATGATTATTTAAAATCTACTTCGTAAATTTTTACTTTAACAATCTCACCATCATCCTCCCTATACTCAAAATAACCAACATAAGCATCAGGGTACTTAGCATTATTAACATACCATCCTAATCGTTTACTTTCAGGACCAAAATAATCATCTATCAAGTCAAGTAATGTATTCCAATCACATGAGGCAGCAATTGGTTTAGCATACTCTTCAATCATAGCAACATTTGTATAATTCATATATTAATTGTTTTGTTTAATTACTTTAAATAATGCTTTTTCAATTACATACCCATTATTAATAAAATATTTTAAACTATCTACATTACAGTGAGCATATATAGTCTTATCTAATTCTTTTATTTTAGAATCTCTATAATTCCATAATAATTTATATATTCCTTTAGTTCTATGTTCTTCTTTGACATAAGCATGACAAAGATATATTACTGAGGGGTGTTCAACATATGAAACAACCCCCACTAATTCATCTTTAATAAAACATCCATAGTATTTAGCATATTCATCTAGTAAATCAGGTTTTAATTGACTAAATGTTTTTTCAACTTCTTTATATGTAATGCTTTTAATTTCCATAACTTAATTACTTAATGGTGCTTTAATTGTTGGATGTGGTTCATACCCTAATAAAATAAAATCATTCAAATCAATTTCATCTGCTTTACCTTTAAGTGCTGCTCTAAAATTATGACCCGAACTCATTTTTAGTGTAGGTAATTCTTTAGGTTCTCTACTAATTTGTTCTTTAGCTTGTTCAATATGGTTTGAATACAAATGAGTGTCGCCTAAATGACCAATTAAATGTTCAGGCACCATATTCACTTCACGCGCAATCATCTCAAGTAATAGACCATATGAGGCGATATTAAACGGCAAACCTAGGAATACATCAACCGAACGTTGGTTCCAAGATAATGAAATTGTTCGTTTAGGTAGATTTTGTCTATCCATTTCACTCCCAATAGCAGCAATACTATCCCAAGGTCCATTTGTTGTGTCAAGTAATTCAGAGCGTTCTTCCCAACTCAACTCTCTTGTATAAACTTGGAATCCATAATGACAAGGTGGAAGCACGGAATTTGGTAAATCGGCCGGATTCCAAGCATTAACCATCAATCGTCTACTATCTGGGTTTGTTTTAAGGTCGTTGATTAGGTTTGAGATTTGGTCTATACCGTCATATCCTTCAAATTCATTTGTCGGGTGGTTCCAATCTCTCCATTGCTTACCGTAAGTTGGCCCTAACTCACCCCACTTGTTAGCAAACTCATCATCTGTTTTGATTTCATTGATGAATTCTTCTTGTGACATTTCAGGACATTTAGGACATGTATTTCTAAAATTCTTCATGTAACTAGAAAAGCAATCTCCTACCCAAATATGACAATTGTTATCAACCAAATACTTAATATTGGTATCACCCATCAAAAACCACATTAATTCAGTAGCCATTGTTTTAAATGGTACCTTTTTAGTAGTTAATAATGGAAAACCATTCCTCATGTTATGATGAATCATGTAACCAAAAATACTTTTAGTTCCAGTTCCTGTCCTGTCTTGCTTATCAACTCCATACTCTAGTATGTCTTGAAGCAAATGTTGATATTGTTTATCTAAATTATTATTCATATCCAATATTTGTCTTTATAAGGTTTGTTTTCTTTTTGTTTTTTTAAAAAAGTAGCATAATCATATTTTATATTATTTTCTTTCCAATAATTTAATAATTCTGTTACTGAACTCCAAATTTTTATTAATTGTTTTTCTAGATTTAATTCTTGAATTTGTTTTTTAGGTTTATATAATCCAAAAATAATTGTTTCCAACCAACATTGCAGTTAGTAATCCAAATACTACTGCTATTTTTTCTATAATTTTTTTCATATTTTATCTTATTAACGTAAATGTTCCGTTATATTGGAATACTTTATCTTCAAGTGATGTTATAATCATTCTATAAACATAAACTCCATCTTGTGCAGGTTTACCTAAATAATTACCATCCCATCCTCTTGTAAGGTCAGTTGTTTCAAACATTTTTTCTCCCCAACGATTAAAGATTAACATTTCATATGTTTTGTTATTAATGACATACGGTCTGAATGTATTATTTTCATTTGGTCCAGCACCATCAGGTGTAAATGCGTCGGGTACAAATATAATGATATCAGGACCAATAACAACCTTTTTCAATAAAGAATCTTTACAACCTTTATCTGTGGTAACAATTAACTTAATCCAATACGTACCTGTATCTTTTCCAAATACAATGTTTGAGTTCTTAAGTGTATCACCACCAATCTTGTACGATTTACCCCAAGTCCAATTATGTTTCATGTTGGTGACAAATGGATTCTGACTAATACTTGATGTGTTAATAGTTTTGAACTTAGGTAATGCTACTGTTGTTTTGTACAATGGGTCGGTATTAAACACAACACTTGGTTTTGGATAAACATTAACTGTTTGCGTTATTGTTCCATTACATTGTTTTTTACCTTCCACATTTGTAATTGATAATGTGACTTGGTATTGTCCTTGTGTTAGGAACAAATAAGGGACTGAACCGTTATTAGTAGAGACACTATTGGTATTTACATACCAATTATATGTTAACAACGAAGGGTTAATTCCTTTTCTCTCTGTGGGTGTAAAAATAGTATTTAATGGTTCACATCCATTTTGATATGTAAAGATTGGGTCGGGATATTGGTGAATATAAACTCTTACGGTATCAAAAGGATTTGGGCATACATTTTTTGCAACACTCCAATCAACTCTTACATCAACATAACCTAATGATGTATCAGTACTTGTTGGGATATACTTTCTATTCATAGTTGGCCCAAATGTGGTCATTGGTTTCCAATTGAATGTTCCACCATTTAAGTATTGGGTATCAATTTTTAATGTAACCGTATTAAACTCACATACTTCAATCGGTTTAACAAACTTAAGTTTTGGTATATTAACAATTGTGATTTTAGAGTATTCAGTATCTTGACAGTTATATAATGTAAGACCAATCATCATCCATTTGTATGGACCAGGAATATAACCTGTTGGAGTTATAGTTCCGTTAAAGAATCTACCATCAGGATAACTTACAATGGTTCCCCCTTTATTACTTACCGCTAGTGATAGTACATCCAAAGGAATTGAAGATGCACATATCGTAGTATCTCTAACTCTCAAATCTGATGTATCATGAACGATGATATTAAAACTGTCAATTCTTGTACAACCAAATTGTGAACTTACATACTTGATGTTATACACCCCAGGTCCTGTAGATGTTTTAAATATTCCTGATGAAATGTTAGTACTTACTTTTGGGTGTGTCCTATCACCATTTACATCTTGAATGTAAATTGTTCCTCCTGTTGGTTTAACACCATTAACAGTTATGTAGTCAAACATATTAACATTAATACCTGAGTTCACACAATAATCAGGAATTGTTTTGATAATAACATTTGGTTCCGCATAAGCACCAAATACGACAACACCCATAGGAATACCTCGACAATCTCGATATACCTTTGCGGTGATTTTATATTTTCCATTTCCTAAACACTTGTATGAAACATCGGCACCCATCATATGTGATGCTTGAACACTTACAAAAGTAAGTAAATACAGTAATAAAAATATAATTTTTTTCATATTTTATCTTCTATAAAATCCGTAAAACCAGTTATCCCAATTTCTTTTTAGCTTTTGTACCTTAATATCAAATCTACGCTTGGCACAGATTACAACATAGGTTGTTGGCTTTTCGTCTAAAGAACGTGTATAAGCTTTTAATGCTTTGCCGAACTGTGCTTTAAACAGGTTGTACAAAAACCAAAATAATTTTTGTTGGTCATAACTCTCAAACAACCATTTACCACCTCGATAAATAGCTATTCGCTTTAAATCACCTCCAGCCTCATGACCTGAATATAATTCAAAATGGTCGCGTTGTGTTTTAAAGGTCAAATACTCCGTTTCACTTAAATTGTATACAAACATAACTTTTATTTCTTATATAATAAATATAATAAACAGGTTTAACAATTCCAAACCCATCCTTAAATCTTCTTAAACTTACAACCTAAAATCACTGCCTCAGCCATCTTCCTATGGCCTGAGGCTGTCATGTGGCATAAAAAATCTCCACAATCAGTCCTCGAAATACAATGTGTTTTAATTACTTGCGCGCCAGTAATTGAATCAATCAACATTTGCTGAAACCTAGCATAACGTTGTGGGTAACCTTTATATTGATCTCTCCCAGCAACGTTCACACATGTAATTGGGTCGAATCCAGTTATTACAACGGCTTTAACACCATGTATGTTACACAAGTCAACAATACGTTGAATGTTCTTAACCGACCTTATAGGCGGTCTATTGCCTGCCATATCATTAGCGCCTCCATATATAAAACAATAATCATAATTTGAGGACATATTCATTCTAGCTGTCTCTAGCATCCAATACGTTTGTTTACCTCCAACTGATGTATTTAAATAGGTCATACCTGTTTTCTTACATACTTGGTCTTGCCAACCATAAACAAAGGCGGTATGCGAGTCACCAATGAACAATGCTTTTTTACCTCTAACTGATACTACTGTATCAACTACAACAGGTGTGTCTACCTGTGTTGTAATGGTTTGTTTAGGTTCAGCCCACAACTCGTAACTTAAAACAAAACCAAATACAAATACTGCTATAAGCAATAATGCTGCTTGTCTATTTTTCATAGTAGTCAGGACAGGATTCGAACCTGTACTCTTCCTAGTTTTGTGGACGTTGGAACTGCTACCATTACACCACCTGACTATTTTGATTTATTCGTTTTCGAATTCTTCTTTTAATTTCAAGTATTTTTGATACCTTTTTTCCCTTGATGATTCTCTCATCTTTTCTAAAGTTTTTTTCCTTTCTTCAAATTCCTCATCTGTCTCTAATTGTTGTCTAACAATATAAGCAAACCAAGACCCGTTATAGCCATTCTCAAAACATTGAATAACATCATCATCCTGGAATTTAATGTGTTTAATGTCTTTCCATGTAATGGGTGTATCTTTTTCCATCCATAACAACTGTTTCTGCACTATTTCTTTTTCCATACTAAGGTAAATAAGTAACTATTAAAATTAATAAAGTAATTGCTAAAGTACTTAATATTAATACTGTACCTATAGTAGCTATCACCTCCCAAATTCCATCAACCATATAAAAATCCCAACCGGCTTCTTTTATTTTGTATATTGATATTGCATACAATACCAATAGCATTATACCTAATGTAATCATGATAAAAACATATATAACAATAATCCAACTAATACTATACCTAAAACAATTGCTGCTTTACCTGACACTGAAGCAAAAACATTAGCAACTAATTCAAATAATACTTCCATTTTATTTTCTTATATTGTTAATATACGTATCTTATCTTGTGAGGCCAAATATATTTGTATATTTAAATTATTTTAAATCGTATATATGGATTAAGAATGTGTGGATGGTAAAGCAAGCTTTGATTTTTTAAGCTCGTTGTACGCTATCCTAACTACCTCATGTTTACATTTATATTTGTTTTTCTTGTTTAACTCAATTACTTTGTCATGTAGCTCATTAAAGAAACCTTTAACATGAGCCTTGTGATACAATTCTTCAATTAGTTCTTCATTAGTCATGGATATAAATATATTCATTTTTTATCTAATAAATGTCGCTCGTGTGGTCTTAAATACACTTGAGGTTTTAAATTATGAATATATTGAGTACCAAATTCTTTAGTTTCTTTTACTTTAATGTTAGTGTTCCAATAATAAAGAGGACCATTGTACTCTTCATAAGTTGGTTCACCATTTGGGTATCTTACTAAACGTCTTGGTCCATTAAAACTTCTAAACTCTCTACAAGTAACCCTATACCATTTATTATTTTGGTGTTGAATTTGACTTTCAATAACAGTATTGAAATCATATTTTAGTGTTTCAGTAGAACCCCTTTTTTCTGCCATAACTTTATTTTTTCTTATTTCTATTTCCTATATAATTTATAATAATAAAATCTATGTTCAATGTCTCTTGATTGTCCAATATAAATTTTACCTTTAGGATTTGTGATTTTATAAATGCCTATCATACATTTATAAATATTCGACAATTAACTAAAGACGTCAATTGTTAACTGATTATGGAAGTAAACCTGCGTTCTGAATTGCAAACCACACACGCTCTTTCCATACTTCAAGCTTTACACCTTCAATTTTATCAGCATCCTTATAACCTAACATAGTATAGTCTGCTAATTTCCAAACCAACTCCATTAATTTAATATCCGCTAATTCCAAATCACCTGTCTCTAGAATTGCTAGACACTGTTTCCACATTGGGGTAACAATATTTGTTTTTCCCATTTTAATCTGGATAAATAAAATACTCGTTTAAAATACCTTGTTCATTATATTCATGAACAACATTTTCTAACTCATGGTAATCCTCAATAGTATTTACTTCAAAATACTCAGTTGCCTCATCACCGTCTTCATCTAATTTTAGGAAAACCATTTTCCCTTTTGTTTCTTCAAATGTATAATCTAACATAACTTATTTTTAATATTCATTATCAACCCAACCAGCATCAATCATTACCTCAGTAATTTTATCTAAAGTTTCTTTCATATTTTTAGTAGCTTCATTAAATTGATGTTCTCTATTTTTTATACCTGCTTCAAAAGCATAATGCATTAAATAATTAACAAATTCTTCTTTAAACCCAAATGAACCATCATTTGCTTCTGATTTACCAACATATTTAGCTAATCCTTCTTTTTCCATTCGTTCGGTTACATATGCTTTTAACCATAGAATGTTTTGTTCTACTTCTTTAGGTGGTGGTGGTAATTTATCTGCACCTTCAGCAACACGTTTTTTATAGATATCCCAAAATTCACTCATAACTTATTTAATTACAAAACCCATACTTGATTTCCACATACGGTCATCATCCCATTCAACACCAGAAACATCAATCAATTCAATTGTTTTATCTTCAATTGTAATTGGGAATAGTGTTTTTAAATATGATTCATTAAAATCAAAAAAATCATGATTGTTAAAATAAAAACCTTCAACACCATTATATATTCCTGAGCCTACACGAGGCATAATAATATCATGTGAATCTTGTTCTACTCGGATTCCATTTTCAAATAGAATTGCATCTAATTTTTTGAACAATTCTTTGTTCTCTTGTACAAATTTATAAGTATCAAACATAACCTTTATTTCTTTTATAATATAAATATAACAAATTAATCTCCAAAAGCCAAACCCCTCTTTTCCTTTTTACGGTCGTAAACTTTTTTACTTGCTTTTACTTTAGTTATCATGTTACGGCGAATAATCTGTTTAACTTGTCCCTTACTCAAACCGTTAAATTTTTCTTCCTGTTTCATCATATCGTTAATATAACAAAAGGGATTTGGAAAACCAAATCCCTCTTTTTTATTTTATATTTTTATTTTATAATACCTGCTCTATGTTGCCAAAGACGTTTTTGATAATCCTCATTCATTCTAGCATCTTCATCTGCCTCTTCATTAGTCACATAATGAGAATTTTCTTCCATAGTTGGTTCTAATTTTCTAATTTGATCTAATAAAGTACCTACAAAATATTGTCTGCCTTTACTCATTTTAAGATCAACCCATTTATCTTCTAACCAAACATAAACATAATCAGCTGCTGAATTGTCAGCATGATCATATAAGTAATTAAATAAATCTTCTGGTTCCTCGCCTCTAATTTGTTTAGCTCCACCTTTATCAAAACGATCTACTGTTCCATCATCATCAATAGATCTAATATCATTACCATCCATCACTAAATTACCTGCTTGTTCATCTGAATTAAAAAATTTAGGTAGTATTTTACCTAAATGTTCAGGATAAGCATCATAATGGATATATGTTGTAAAAATTGAATTTGGGTTTAATAAATAAGCGATTTGTCCTCTGGTTGCCATATATTATAAATATTATAATTTGTATTTTTGTTTATAAATATCAATAAAACTCTCACCAATACCACATTCTAAAATAATAGCAGTATCAGGTACACCAAGTAATGTTTTAGCTGAAATAATATAGTCTATATTTTCATTGGTCCAGACTTTCATTTTAGTTTTAGCATTTGAATAATTTGATGTTTTAAATACTATAACAACAGGTTGTTTATTATAAGGTTTACCCTTATCTGCTTTAACTTTTTCATGTTTATGTCCTTTAGGATAAATCATTTCTGTTTTATAAGGACCACTTGTGTTTTTACTCATATCATAATGCCAGATCATTTTCCATCCTAATTCAGGTTTTGTAGGTATTTCATAAAATTCTCTAGTCCACTTATCAAGTTGAACTGGTGGTGTTTCTTTAGGTCTGCCTTTTTCTGCCATTATCTATACATTATAATAAAATCTCCAAAATGATAATCCATAACTTGAAGTAACCATTCATAATCACTACTTGTCATTTCATTATGAATCATATTCCAATCCATATCTAATTTATTAGCTAAATCTTTAGCTATAGCTAACAATGAAAAAGCATTACCTTCAGGACCTTGTAAATCAATTTCAATTTTACTTTTTCTAGGACGTTTACTTGTTATCATAACTCTTATTTAATGTAAATATAATGATTATTCTTTTAATTTCCAAACAAATCCTAAAGCAGATTTTTGTCCCCCTTTTAAATGTACGCTTAAACTACTGGGGGTATAATTATAAAATAAACAGATTTCTGTTTGAGTTGAATACCATTCCTTAATAAATTCACCATTTAAAGAGTATTGATTAATATATTTTCTTTTCCCTTTTTTACACAATTCTTTTTGTTCATTATTATATTTAGATCCTTTATTTGAGTAACCCCATATTTTTCCCTTTTGTTTTCTTTTTTCTCTTTCTTCTATAGAGTAATTTTTTGTTTTACCTTTAGTAGATTGACTTATTTTATCTCCCCAAGTACAAACTCTATTACCAGGTCCTCTACCTTTTTTGGTTTTATTCCCATATAGATTAAATCCCCAACATAAAAATAATTCAATATACCACTCTTCCCAAAACTTCCATTCTTCAGTTAAAACTTCGTCTATTAAACTAATTTGTAAAGTTGAATTTTTAAATTTCCATTTATGATGTTTTAACCTAGTTTCTAATGGTGTTAAAGTTTTTCCTATATAAAAAGGTATATTATCACCTTTATGAAGAAAATAAATATATGTAGTATTTATCATAGTAATATTAATATTGCAATAATAAATATTACAAAAAGATGCAGGGCTTTTATAGCCCTAATTCTTTTTCTACTTGTAATACATGTTTACATTTTCGAATTTTTGAACGATAGAATCCCGCGCAGTTGCATAAGATTGTATCACCTTGTTTAGTAACTTTATAAAATATACCTTTTTCACTTGATGATTCAAATTTCCAACTATTTTTTTCTACTGGGTCTGATTTTTCTTTAGCTGGTCTAATAACTATAATATCATTCAAAGTAGTTTCTGGGTGTACTTTTTTAAAACCAGGTACAATAAATTTATCACCTTTTGAATCAACATATAAAGCTGGAGTCATATAAGGATGTTCAAATTCATATTTGAATATTTGAGATGAATAACTAATTAAACCTGATTGAGGAGTGAATCCATAACTAGTACCTTTAGTGTATTTAATATATTTGTTAGTGTAAGTAATTTCTTGTCCTAAAA